GTAAAGCTTGCATTGTTGTCGTACATAGCCAGCTTAAAGGTGTGACCTGTGCTGGCAGTGAAGTCGTGCTGGGCCTGAAGCAATTCCTGCTTGAAGGACGTACACATAAAGTTACCTGTAAAAGCCATATCAAAGTCTCCTGATAAGTTCGGCTAAGTCTTTTTGCCCTGCATCACACAGGGCGTTATACACAGTGGTTCGGTCGCTTTTGACCGCCTCTTTCATATAAAAAACAAGGACCGCGCGCATGTGATCCTTGTAAGCATTCGCCTGCTCTTTAATTGCGGGCGGGGCGGTATCAGAAACGCTCAGAAGCTTGCTAAGGCATCGCTCGGCAACCTCCTCCGGAGTGAAGCCACGATGGTTGGTAGTCTGTATTTCGACTATTCCGGGGCTTATTTTACCCCCTTCTACCATCATTGTTTAGGCCTTATTAGCATCCCAGTGCGATACTGATCCGTAACTTCTTTGTTCTCACCAAACTGTTTCATGCCCGCCAACGCCATCTGAAGCTGTTGCGTGTACAGCGCGATCATATCTGGCTCGCCTTTCATGAAAGTGTATGCCTCCAAAAGACTGCCATAAAGCATGGCTAGAGGCGCGTTTTCGCTCAACCAAGAAGTGCCGCTATCCGTTAAGCTGGTTAAGCTGGCAGGACGGTAGTAATAGTGCAGTTCTGCCACATAGGCGGCATCCGGCGTAGGCGCTAAGATAAAGTTATCACGGTCAAACAACGCATAATATTTAGGCGCTCCCGTGGCAGAGCTATCCGGAGCATATGTCTGTAAAAAGTTGACATCTTTAAAATCAATAAAGACTTTTTCGCCAGAAACCTCAAGAGACAAGGACAATGGAGCCAAAAAATCGGACGGGCAATCTAAATATTTAATGCTACCCGTGGTGTTACCCAACGCATTCTTACGGAAGTCCGTAAGTTGCACCATTTTAAAAATGCGCTCTTCCGCATTACGAATAAAAACAGGCAAGTTGTTAACAAACGTGGTTTCGTCGTTTTCCGCGTAATCTTGTATCGCCTGCTTTAATTCACCGTATGTGAAACTCATAGCGTATTCACCTTATAACCCATGCCGCTCTGGGCGCTAGAATACGTATACAATGTTGGGGCACCAATAGCGACTGTAATTTGTGTATACGCTCCCGCAGAACCCGGAGTACCGACGTAAGTAACGCCCGTTGTATATTCTACGCCGCCGCCATGTGTTCCATCTGGAGTTGTTGAAAAACGAAGAAGATTACCAGAATTTGAAACATGAGATTGGTCATAACGATAAGTAAACCCTTCATACACATCCCTACCCGCAGAACCCGGTTGCGCCCCGTCTTGATAGAACACATTTCCAGAGCCGGGATTAGATACGGTCATCGTATAAGTTGCGGTAATCGTAGTTACTTGTACCGTTGCTTCACCAACCGAAGAAATAGCCCCCACACCTGTAACAAGCACACTGGTATCAACCCTTTCTATGGTGCTAAGGGTAACTTGACCGACTTGACCAAATCCTACTGTTGGCCTAAATGCAGGCCCCTCCACAAGGGGAACCGCTACGGGCACGTCCAAAGGCTCTACACGATCTGGGCGTGGATTAAGAAGGGCCTGCGGATCTACCGCTTTGACACGCGGCTCCAACTGAGGCTGTTTTGGCTCGTATTCGTCACGACCGACTAGCATCCCGGTCCACTCGCGCTTCATCTCGTTAAGCTTGTAACGAAATCCGGAGCGGTCAGAAATGCCGTAGGCAAACTTCCCTGTAGCAAACTTCCCCATTAGAGGAGCCTTGAGTACGCCATAGAAGGCTGTATATTGAACGAAGCGCGATCCCTATCCTCTGATGCGGCCCGCTCAAATTCTTCCTCATACACCGCCTTGAGAAGCTGTACGCGGTCAGGGGCGCGTTTGATGGCAAGGTAATACGCTAATCCTGCCGCTAAACAGGGATAAAACCGGAACGGAATATCCATGGTGTTGGTAAACGTATCGGCGTCGTCCATCCGTACAAGCTTATCAATAATCACCGTGTCAATGCTGTTTTCAGGCACTGGCCAAAGTTTCAACGTAGGATCTATCTGCCTGTCCACAAAAAATTGAGACGGGCGACCTTGTTGCGTCTTAGTGGGAATATTGATGAAGTCACTACGACTAATCCGCTCTAAAGCGTAATCCGTGTTGCTACGCCGTACTACAGCGTTTAAAACGTCAATTGTCGAGGAACCAAGGGCGTAGTTGCCCGTGCCTTGCGTCAAAACTACCGTAGTTTGCTCAATAGTCCATTGATTCAAACCACGGTTGGCCCAATCGCCCAGCATCAGGTTCAACGACCGTTTGGCCGTTTTAAGGTCATAACCAGTACGAACTTCTAGCCCGCACCGCTCAAACGCCTCTTCGATGTAATCGCTTACATCTAGCTCAAAGTTGGTTGAACCCGAAACAGCCATGTTTAGAGGCCTTTACTTGGGCAAGAACTACGAACCGCCGCCTTACCTGAAGGGTCGCCCCCGTTTCTCAATTTCACAGGGCCGCCGCGCATTCTTTTGATTGGTGCTTGCTTCTTTTTCGACATCTTTCTATTTGATCCCGGCATCGCATAATCTCCTGTATGTTTCTTGCCGCTCGTCCCAAAGATGTGCCATCTCCGGGTCTTTTAAATAATTCTCATAATACCCTTTTTCTCTTAGCATTTCCGCCGATTTTTCCAGCTTAGACAGCCTCTGAATAAAGGTTATTGCATACAAATCATCGACTACTGGCTCAAAAGGCACATCAAATGCTTCTTCTTGAGCGTCATCCGGGTGAAAGCCCATGACCCACAGGTCTTTTTGAATGAAAAAACCCATAGAAATAGCATGGTTAATGGAGGCAATGTAGTCGTGAAAAGACTCCGCATCAGGCTCATATTGAAACTCAACGTAACAAATCACATCCCAGCGGTCGTCAAACTGAGAGAGCGCCGAGTACAAGCCCTGACGTTTGGCGGTGTAGCTAAAGCAAAACCCGACTTTGTCGTTAGCCCAAGCAGTTTGAGCATAAGGACAAGCCGGAAGGTTGTTAAAAAACGGGTGAGGGGCCTCTAAAGCTTGTTTAGACCAAGCCTTGATTTCCTCCATAACGCCTTTTTCTACGTCCATGATCAGGCATACCTAGTTTTTTTTCTGCGGTCGGACATCACCGCACCACAACCTTTGTGATTTTTTCGTACTTCCCCGCCACAAGCGGCCATTTGTACCTTGGCCGCCTTGGTGTTTGAAACAACCTGCTTACCTTTTGCGCCCTCGCGCTTCTTTTTGCGCGCCGTAGCGGCACGTTCTGATTTGCTCAAGCTTTTAGCTTTAGAAAGCGGCAAACAACGATCAGGGTTTTTCTTGTTCTTAGACGTGCCGCACTCGCCAGCAATGTTGCCACGGCTATCAATACGAACCCATTTTTGATCTCGCCATTTAGCTAATTCGCCCATCAGGCTTTGCCTTTTGCCTTTTTGGCATAATTGGGGTCTTTACAGTATTTGCTGGCCGCCATGTTAGCGTACGCAGAAGGATATGTGTCAAACGTGCGTTTTGCCCATGCTTTGCCCGCCGGACAAATCTTACTACCTTGACTTCTGCTGGACGCCTCACCCCCTTTACGCATGTACGTAACGGTGACTTTTCCCTGCGTTGGGCCGGTTTTTACCCTAGATCCGCAACCGCCCATGTTAGCTCCAAAGTTTGGCCGCAAATGGCGAAACAATAATTAATATGGCAAGGCCCCAAATTTTCATATCTAGGCGTGTCAATGCTTCAGAGTTTTTTGACACCATTTCTTTTTGGTCGTCTAACCGCTCTTCAATACGCTTATAACGCAAATTGCATTCCGCTTCGTGCTTTTCTAGCCGAGATAAAACTTCTTCTACCCGCATGTCTACCACGCCTTGCAAGACCAATATCTAGGAGAAAACTTGTCTTTTGCGGTATCGCAATTATGTCGCGCCCTAAAGTTACTTCTGCGCCCCGGCTGGTCCTTTTTGATCGACATGTTAGGATCACCAAAACGAACAAGCTTTATTTCACTGCCTTTTTTAGCCAAAACGGCGCTCTTCTTTGACTTGCCGGGCGTTTTCTTAGGCTTGTTATATCCAGAAAACGTCTCACCTCGATACTTTAAACGGCCCGAAGGAAGTCTTTCTACATCTTTGGTGGTAGCCATTACGCTAACTCATCGCCGTTCTTAATATAAATAATCTCAAAAGAGGCGGATATATCAAAAGTTACACTTGCCGAAGAAGAAATCGCCCGCGCCTCAATATCCGTCTTTTCCGCGAATTTAATTGGGATAACAAGCGTGTTTTCGATGTGCATCCCCGTGGTGAGTGATTTCACATCCTTGACCTGAAATACCTCGCCAAGCGGCCTTGCAACTAGCGACAACTTGCATACTGCTGGCGTGTTTGATGTTGTTCCGTTAGAAACATCATACTGCATCAGATAGGCTGTATAGCCCGCCGGTACAGTCCACAGCGCCATCAGGGTCTGGTTTGAGCCGTCCCCATTGATAATTGCATAAATGTTTGCTGGTACGCCCGTGGTGACAGTGCCGGTGCCCGCATAGATGTTCCCTGCGTTTGCCCCTCCAGACCCCGCAGACCGGACAATCATCCGGTTTATTCGCAGAAAAGACTGCGTGGTGTTGACCGCCGTCTGCCCATTTAGGGTGACAGTCTCTGATATTTCGTTGTAATCGCCATCAAGTCCAAACAACTCAACGGTTCTGGCCCCCGTGCCCGCCGAAGCGTCATCGGTGGAGCTACTGGAAACCTTCAGCACAGTCGCCGCAGACAGGTATGAATACAGCCCACCCTGTGGCCAAATGGTCTCTACGGAGTCCGCAACTGCCGGGTTGTTGCCAAACTTGTAAACAGACTCATGATAAGCAATCTGGCCACGCGCTATCTGTAGCTCAAATGGCTCGCTAGTGCCTATTCGAGTAATTGAAGAAACTTCCCGAGCCATAAAAAAACCTTAACTGTAGAAGACAGTTAGCGCAGTAATGTTTGTCAAAACACTAATATAAATATCAGAGACTTTTATCCCCTCGTCGGGGATGTTGACCGAGTGCGTTTCGCTTGCAACAAAGTCTAAATCCAACACGGTACTGCCGCCGTTGCCATCTATGATGGTCAATCGTGGAGTACCTGTGGTGGTCAAGACTTGAATCTGGCGAATACGCGCAGGCCCCACACCAGCGGAGCCTGTCGCGGTCAGACGCTTTGATTTTACGTCTGAATTAGCCATTTAGCAGACCCTCTAGTTGATTAGCCTGCCGAAACAGTCAATACGCCAGAATTGCTCCAGATCTGACCCGCTACAGAAGGATTGGATGTTGGGAGATCCTTAATAATCACAACGCTGTTAGTGCCGTCGTGAGTAATTGAAATGTTTTCAGTCACCGCGCCAGTAGTGGCGTTTTTGGTGATGTCTTTGAAGCCGTTCTCAGAACGAACGGGACCGTTAAAAGTGCTGTTAGCCATGGAAATCTCCTGTCGTGGCAAATGTCATTCGCCCCATGCGAATGTCAGGATACGTGTATTTTATACGCAAAAAGAAAGGGCGGCAAATGCCGCCCTCGTAAGATCCGAAGATCTATTAGGCTCCGGGAGAGCCAAACACGCAACGCCAATCGGAAACACCGAAACTGTAACGCTCACGCGCCTTGAAGCGCATGTTGCCAGTGTCGAAGTCACCTTCCATGGCAGTCTTGATGGGGCTACGGTTGAACATCTTAAAGCCGTTGGGAGCATCAGTCTTAATAAAGAAAGCGTCCGTATCGGTCAAGAAGTGGTTCACCACAGCGCCGTCAGGGATCATACCCATAGACTTCATTGCGTTGGTGTCGTTGTCAGCCGTACCCGGACGGAGGTTGGAGTTGATAACTCGCTCTGCAATGAATTGCAGTTCCTTCGGGATAATCAGCTTCATGCCACGTACCGCGATCTTCAGACCACGCTCGTCCGTGAAACCTGCGATGTCAATCAGCATTTGCTCAAGAGAAGTCTCGTTGAGGTCTGCGGCGACTGACAGTTGGTTACGCTGGTTACCAGACAGAGAGGGGTGTGCAGAAGAACACAGGGCCGCACCGTCACCTACCGGAGCAGACGTGCTAAAGGCGTTGTTCAGGATAGAAGCGGCCTTAATCTGCTTGGTTTGTGACATTGAACGTGCCAAGGCACGGGTGTAGCGAGAAGCAAGACGGTCGTACAGGTTATCTTCAATTGCTTCCTCAGTGATCGAGAATGCAAGAGCGATAGTTTCGTGAGTGTAACGAGCAGTGAAAGTCTCCTGCGCGTCATCAAACGAAATAGCACCACCTTCTGACTTAACCGGCGCAGTGCCGAAGCCAGAGAGCATTACTTCTTCTTCAAAGGCACGATCTGAAGACTCTTCGTCGAAGATTTCAGCGTGTTCCTGTTCGTAGCGGTCGTACTCAAGTCCAAAGAGAGCGTTAAGCCCCGGCTCAAGTTCCTTCGCCAACTGTGCGCGAGAAATAGCCATTACTTAAATCCCCCTTAAATACCAGTTGAGTCAGCAGTGGTTTGAGAATCAAACCGACGACTGCCTGCGTTAAAGTGAGCGTTCAGCCTAACAAGCAGGTGCGCCCCCGCTGACGCGTAATCATTATTCGCGTCATCATCAACCAGACCTACGATGCGAAGCGGCAGAGTTGCAGTAGTAGCAACACTGCTAACACTAAGCTGGGCGCTTGACTTGCCCGTGTCGGTAGAACCGCTACGTGCAGAAGTGCCAAGGCTAGCGTTGGCAAACACAGTTGCCAGTGCAGTAGCTCGGTCAGTGAGGGTGGCGTCCGCCGCTACGACGAACAGTTGGTTGGGGTTGTCAGCTACAAGAGCTTTTACCGGGTAGTTAGTGTCTACTGACACGCTACCTGATCCGGGCCAGTAGTTGAGCCATACAGGCTTCTTCTGGGTGGAATCGTGGTATTGAACCCCGACAAGTACACCGAGGGCTTGCGTAGTGCCGCCCGCAGTGTCTCCAGCTTGGCCAATTACGCCTGCGGCTAGAGGAACAACAATCTCACCATTGTAGATGACATCAGTGTTGTTACTGGCAATTTCATACTCAGTAACACCGGTGGTGTTAGCACCGCTTCCTACAAGACCAACAGGACGAAGACCAAAGGCAGTTTCTTGATTTGCCATCGTTTATTTCTCCGTTCTGTGCGGCCCTATTTCTTGGGGCCGCCAAAAGTTACACGACTCTGGCGCTCGGGTTTTCCGATTGCCATCGTTGGATGAGCGTTTTCTCGCAACATATCGCTTTCAACAGCTTCGATCTGGTCCGCGTTACGTTGAGCAAAATACTCAGCGCGTTCCTGAACTGTTTCCACCGGTATGCGGGCGAGCATCAATCCACCTACACCAAACACACCTTCATATTTTCCCGAATCAATTACCGGAGCTTCAAACTCGGGATACTCATCTTGGCGAACAAGCTCGTAGCCTTCTCGCAGTCTTGCCGAAATATTCTTGGTGTCGTCAAAACCCCTTACTTCGGCGCGTATCCAACGATGTTTAAAGCCCTCTGGCGCGGGTGGTGCGTCTAACATAGAAGGGGGAGCCCAAGGCTTACGCCGTCCCTGCTTCTCCCTTGACGCTGTTTCACGTGAGGAGCGTTTAATGCCCTCAAAGCCTTTCTTCTCTGCGGACATAGTATTACTCCTTAACGTATTTCGCGTATTCTTCAAGCGGCACTCCCAACTTTTTAGCAATTGCTACTTGGGTCGGGGAGAGTTTGACCCTTTTACTGCGCCCAGATGATGTGGAGCGTGACACTCCAGCCACATTCTGAGCGGGTTTGCGGCTGGGCGATTGCTCTTCTCCAAACTTATGCGGGAATTCCCGCTTAATTCTAGAGTCAAGCTCATTATAGTAGTCATCGCTTTGAGGATCAAACCCTTCATCCTCAATGAGTTTTTTGTGAATACCAAATGCGGCAAACGTCATCGCCTCGTCTTGGCCAAACCAAGAGTTTTTCTCGGCCCACTGCTCGGCTTTTGGATCAGGGCGCTGTTGTTGCGGGGCGGCCTGCGGAGCAGGTTGCTGTGCAATTGGTTGCTGGGGCTGTTGCGCGCGAGCCTCTGCTTGACGCTGTGCCCTTGAATAACCATCTGCGGCAATAGTCAGATTGGTCAATTCTTTCTGAGCCGCAACCGTAGCGTCCGCGTCACCAAGCTCTACTGCTCGCTTGAGATTGGCTTCTGCCTGCTGTTGCTGAATCGAAAGCCGCTGACCATATTCGTTCATGAAGCCTTGATCTAAGGTTTCCATGCGCTGACGGATTTTTTCAGCCTCCGATTGCACGTTTTGAGCGTATCTCAACGCCTCCTCGCGCTCTCGCTCGGCATCCCGCATTTTCTTGGTCAGGCGATTAATTCGCTTCTGTACAGACTCGCTGTACTGCTCCATTTCCGCCTCTTCCTTGGCAGGAGCTTCTTCAACAACCTCTACTTCGGGTCGCTTTGTTCCACGTGGAACATCTTTTTCTTCGGGTTGCTCAAGCTCAACTTCTGTTTCTTGCGCGTCCCCGACATCTAACTCAAATTGCGCTTCTTCTGCCGCACCGGCCATGGCTACACCTCCTTACAGGCTAAGAATGTCTTCAGGATCATCGATTGTTGCTAGGATTTCGTCGTCATTCAGAATGCGACATTCCCCGCCATCGATACGGAACCGAGATCCCGCATATCTGGCAAAAACAACCCATTGCTTTTCTTCGCACCATGGGCCGTCTGGGAATTTTTCTGTGTCCTTGTAACAAAGCGGACCCTGCTTGATCACATACCCTACGACGGTCTGGATCTGCGTATCGTCCAAAACCTTATTGGGAATGTATATGCCACCGTCGGTCGTTTCTTTGCCGCGATAAGGAAGAATAAGCATTCTCCAGCCAGTTGGCTGTGGCATACGCTCCAGAAGGCTTTTATCCATGGCCTCCGGATCTAGGACTTTAGGTTGAGGTGCTTTGTAAAGAGATTTGACCCCTTCCGCCGCCGCGTCAAGGTCTATTTTTTCAGCTAGATCAGTCATTTAGTTGCTCCTGTTTTTCTAGCAGGCCCGAGAGTTCCTGTCCAATAAAGTTTAAGGCAGACATTTCACCCATTAAGTTCTGGTATTGCTCCATCGACTTAACGTGGTTATTTTCCAACAACTCCAAAATTTGAGTGCGGCGATCTTTTATGGCTCTTTGAATGAATTGAGCTAAATATAAAGAATCCACATGCGCTCCATCTTAGAATGTCGTATCTATATAACACGGCATTCTTAAACGAGCAACTAATATGTCCACATAACAGGGCCGGTGGAGCGAATATCGACGTGAACAAACGTTTTTGCCACTCCGATCCCGCCAAATCCCAGTTTTATCGCCTCTTCTACAATTTTTCGCCGCTCAATTCCGTTTTCAACGTAGATGTCCGCCGCTATGCCCTCTGCATGGGTTCCGGGCTTGACTTTTACACGTTCAAGGCTGTGATCAGGGGAGCGATACCCCGAAGTAATATAGAAAGGAAAGCCACAAGCATCACGAAGCTTGTCTAGCTCTAGCAGAAACTCATGAGAAATGTTGTTTTCTCCGGTTTCTGAACAAGCAAACTCTTCCTTAGAAAAGTATTGGTATGTCACTCTTTTTTGCCTGACCCTAAAAACAGGCCAAAAGCGCCGGTTAAAGCGCCTGTCATAACAGATACAAGACCCGCTTGCTCCAAGCTAGGGTCAGGAAGCCCCATGAACCATTCAACAACGCGATACGTCATGACAATCATGGTAAACATCAAGATTCGTGGCAAAACTCGCCAACGATCTAATGTCTCAGGCGTAATCATTTTTCTCGGGATACCCCGCGTGTCTTTTCGAACGTCCGTAAGCCTCCGAGGCCCAACATTCCGAGCAGTACAGTAAGTAGGCTCTCCATTTCAAATACAGGAAGTGGAGGGGCCTCAACACCAGAATAAGTAATGACAAATACAGCAAGAGGCTGACCCACAAAGTGCCAAGCCAAAGCAACCCCGCAAGTCCACCCAACAAATGGTCGCCAGCCTGCGACAAACATGCTTTTGTGCGCCGCTTCAGTTTTGTTAATTTCAATTTGGCCTCTCGCAAGCTCCTGCGCGTGTTTTTCGGACATGGTTGCGATGTCATGGGCGAGCCTCGCTCTTTCATCCGCATCAGGAATGAACTTATCCAACAAACTCGTAACGGGACCAATCAATGCCTCTAGCATCAGAATCCGCTCAGGGAAGCTTGGATTTGTGACGGTGGAATGCCGAAATAACTAAGGGACCCGACACCTTGATCTATACGCGGCACCAATGATGGTGCCTGAGTATAAAACTGCTGGAAACGGTAAGCGTCCAACATTTCAGGCGTCAAGCTGGTCCCCGCAACAGGTGTTCGGTACGGGTTAAAGGCCGCCGCCGCAACGTCTTCAGCCGTGGAATACGCCGGACCAACAGAACTGTAAACCCCTCCGTCATCAATAACCCGAGGATCTTGATAGGTAGGCGTTCCGCCGGGTTGACCAACGCTGACACCGGGTCCGCCGGTATATCCGCCGCCACTGCTTTGCATTTGTTCAATTAAAGCAGTAAGCGTGTCAAGACGCTCTTGCATCGCGTTATATTCATTTAAAAAGTCTTGAAAATAAACGGGGACGGTCTCTGTTGTAGTGCCGCCTCCGGCCACTGTCGTAGTGCCGCCACCGCCACCACCGGAAGTGGCGGTAGTTAAAGGATTTCCCGCGTAGCCCATCGGGATTTGACCTGCCGCGAGCATAGCTTGTCTTTCAGCAAAACTAGCGGCATCCGCCTCTTGCGCGGACGCGGCAATTTGATCGCGGAGAGCTTCCCCCGTCAGATTAATTCCAGACCAATAGTCTAAGCCCCTTTGTGCCGGATTACGGCCAAAAAGCTCATTATAAATTTTGATAACTTCAGCGTGTCGTTCAGGACCTCTAGCCCGCGCCGCCGCCGCCGCTTGTTGCGCTTGTTGAAAACCCGTTACATCTGAACCTTGTGCGCCCGCAATCAAAGCATCGCGAAGGGCTTCGCCACTTAAACCAGATGCCATCCAATACTCAGCACCCGCTTCATCCGCGCCTCCGGTGCGGCCAAATAGCTCGTTATAAAGCTGGTCTAAGCGTTCTCTAGAAACGGCCATAAATCACCTCAACAGCTAGTGAACCGTGAGCCGCGAAGCGCGGCACCCATGCCACGTTTCTTGCCCGTTGTAGACTTGCCCATCGCCGTGTCAGGCGTCTTCTCTGCCTTCGCCACAGCATAAGGAATGGAACCCTGACCCTGAATGTCAGCCTTTGCAACAGGCTTGGGCGGATTAGCGGGTGGAGCGCCGTTTACTTTGACTCTCATTTAATTGTTCCTCATCTTTAGTAGCTCTCTTTGAAGAGCCGCATCAATTCTAGCTTGCGTCTGGCGTTCCTGACTAGCCAACCGTTGCTGGAACTCAGTCTGTTTGTTAGCCATACGCTGTTGATCCAACTGCAATTCCGCCTGATCCATCTGCATATCGGCTTGTTGCTTCTGAGCATCCAACTGAAGCTCCTGTTGCTTCAATTGTACCAGAGGATCAGGTCCTTGGTTCTGACCCGTTATCTGAGCAGTAAGCTGTTTCAGATTGCCAAACTCCTGCGCGTTCATCTGAGCAACCATAGACTCCAACTGAAGCTCCAGATCTGGCGTCAATGCCTGACCACCCGTCTGTTGCAACAACTGCGCCGTCGCCATCTCCTGACACTTGAGCTTCACATGCTCAATAATGTGCTTTTGAAGCGCAATCATCGACTGCGGTAGGGCTTGCAACATGGGGGCCGTACCAAAAGTTAAATGCGCCAAAATATGCGCGTCATGATCCTGACCCTCAAAGGCCTTCAACTGTACGCTGTCAATCGCGTCAATGTTCTCCTGCGCCGGATCTTTCGGAATAGGATCAGCCGAAGAAGGCGCAATTAGGATCTTGTCAATGTCACTGACCCCCAGCGCCTCATACATGCGACGGTACGCCTCATGCAGATCATGAATCTGCGGGGCCTGCATCGCCATCTGTAACTGAGACTGCGCCAAAGAAATGCGCTGTGCCTGCGAAAACGAGTTCGGATTCGACACCGGAACCACATCTACACGGTCGTCAAAGTCCTGACGCATGATCGTCCGATCACCGCCCTCTACAGCATACGGATACTCCTGCGGCAGATACTCCGACATCACCCGAGCAAGAAGCTTAAACTCCTGCTTCATGCTGTAGTGCAGGCGCTTATGCACCGCACTCATGACCCGTGAACCCTGCTCCAATAACGCTACCGTCGTACCAACAGCCGCCTGCTGATTACCGTCACCCACCTTCATGTCC